GGAGAGAGGGGGCACCGCCCCCCCTTCTGTTCGTGCTGTCAATACAAAAGGGGTTTAGGGGGTATCCCCTACCCCAAGGGGAAGAGGCATTCAGGGAATTCCCTCACCAGGAAAAGGGTTCTCTACTTTGTAGTTATTCTACCTAGTCCATTTGTAAGTTTACCCAAACTATTATATATTAGCCATTTAAAAAAAAAGTGATGGAAGAAAAAAAAGAAGTTAAGCTAGTGACTAAGGGAACTGACGAATTAATGTTTGGTTGGAAAATGGAGAAGTTCACTAACTACAAGGCTTATAAAAAATATTATATAAAATATGGGTGTCCTGACAAAGGGGTTACTTTGACCTCTAATAAGCCCCTTGTTTGACCTCTAACAAACCCCTACTTAGGGGTCAAGGATAGGGTTAAAGATAAAGATAAAGATAATATATATAGTTTATATAATTTTTATATATTTGTGCAAAGACAAAATGAAAAGGCTACCAACAGAATTAAAAAAACAAAGAGGTACACTTCGCAAGGATCGTCTAAACGAAAACGAACCGAAGCTACCTTCTGTTATTCCCCCGATACCAACTTGGTTATCTGAAGATGGACAAAAGGCATTTAGTGAACTAAGCACTTTACTTCACGATATGTCTGTCCTGACTCAAGCAGATGAGTTAGCCTTAACTTTACTTTGTGATGCTTACAGCGAATACAAAAATTCTAAAGAAGTTGTTAACCAACTAGGTGCGACTATGGAAGTTACTTCTAGGGAAGGTAATTCTAAATCTGTTATTCGACCTGAAGTACAAATAGCTAATCAATCTTTTGTTAGAGTCTTTCAACTACTTAAAGAATTTGGATTAACTCCTTCGAGTAGAGCCAAAGTAAATGCTATTGAAAATTCTGTCGGGACACCTGATGTTAAAATAGAAAACTTCTTCAATAGTGGCGAATAATCTTCACAGAATAAACAAGACTAAATACTTCTTTGATGAGAAATCAGCGAAGAGAGCTGTTGACTTTATTCAAACTTTTTGTAAGCACACTAAGGGAGAATTAGCAGGTCAGCCATTTATACTAGAGCCTTGGCAAATAGAAATCATAGAAGCTATCTTTGGTTGGAAGTCTAAGAAAACAAAGCTTAGAAAATTCAGACAGTGCTTTATCTTCATCCCTCGTAAGAATGGAAAGACTACGATGATGGTTGGTATAGCACTCTATATGCTTTTTTCTGATGGAGAGAAAGGTGCTGAGATTGTATCGGCTGCTGCTGATAAAGAACAAGCAAGGTTAAGTTTCTCGATAGCTAAACAAATGGTTTTACAAGAATCTAACCTTATCAAAAGAGCAGGTACTTATCGTGACTCAATCACTTACGATAAAGTTGGATCGTACTATAAAGTTATTTCGGCTGATGCAGATACCAAGCACGGACTAAACCTCTCTTGTTGTTTACTGGATGAGATTCACTCTCACAAGAATCGTGACTTGTATGATGTGTTACTCACGAGTATGGGAAGTAGGAAAGAGCCGTTGATGCTCGGAATTACGACAGCAGGAGCAGGTAATCAGAAAGACCACATTTCAAGAGAGCTTTATGATTATTCTAAAAAATTAATTGATGGTTCTATAGAGGACGATTCGTTCTTAGCAATAGTTTATGAAGCTGATGAAAGTGATGATATTTTTAGCGAAGAGGTTTGGAAGAAAGCAAATCCTGGTTATGGCTCTATCATTACGGAAGAGTATATGAAACAACAATCTGTTAAGGCTAAGAATGAACCTTCATACGAAAATACGTTCCGTAGACTCCACTTAAATCAATGGGTTGCTAACGAAACTAAGTGGATTAGTGATGAGAAATGGATGCTGTGTGACGGTGAGGTTGATAAGAATTATCTAAGAGGAAAACCTTGTTTTGCGGGATTAGACCTTGCAAGTACACGAGATATTACTTGTTTAGCTTTATTGTTCCCTGATGAAGAGGGTGGTTATGATATAATTAACTACAATTTTGTACCTGAAGAAAACGCTAAGAGAAGGTCTGAAAGGGATAAAGTAAATTATGATAAGTGGGAAAGAGAGGGGTATGTTATTTATACTCCTGGAGACGTAACAGATTATAATTACATTAAGCAAAAAATTAGAGATTTAAGTGAACTGTATGATATACAAATAGTTGCTTACGATAGGTGGAACTCGTCACAACTTGTAATTGATTTAATGGAAGAAGGTTGTCCTATGATTCCTGTAGGTCAAGGATTTAAAACTATGTCACCTGCGACTAAAGAATTTGAAACACTAATACTTAGTGGTAAGATTCGTCACGGTGGTGACCCAGTACTTAGATGGATGATGAGTAATGTTGTTCTTACTTACGATCCTGCAGGTAATGTAAAACCGAACAAAGCAAAAAGTAATGAAAAGATTGATGGTATAGTAGCTTGTATTATGGCACTATCAGAAGCTATGGAAAACAAAAATAAGGGTGGCTCGGCTTACGATGACAAAGAAATATTTTTTATCTAAGAACGAGATAGTAGAAAAAGAGTACAACTCAATTAGAGAGATTTGTACTAATGTTCTTAGGAGCAATAAAAACCTTTACCTTGTTGATGACTTAGTTCAAGAGGTTTGTTTAATTTTGCTTAATCAAGGTGATGAGTCTGTGCAAACTATCTACGAACAAGGTTACTTTAAATTCTACATAGCTAGAATAATTACTAACCAAGTATTCTCTAGTACTTCGCCATTCCACAAGAAGTACAGACAACAAATACCTTTTATTGATATTGATGATACAGAAGAATATAATCCTTTAGCTGACAAGATTTGGCTTGATATACAGCACTTACTTACTAAAAAAGAAAAGAAAATAGTTGAGTTAAGGTACGTTTATAACCTAAAAGTGACTGATATAGCTAAAACAATGGGTGTTTCTACAAGGCAAATTTACAAGTATATCAAAGGGATTACAGGTCATTTAAGAAAAAAATATAAATAAAAGGTTCACAAAAACACCTTTTCTATATATCTATATGGATAAGGTATATTAAACCACTAGGGATTTGGCAAACATATTAGATTTTTTCAGAAGAAAACCACAAGTACAACCTAACCAAGAGGAAAGGTTTTACAACACAAGTTTATATGGGAACGCTTCAATAATGGGCAACTCATCTAACCAACCAATTTCAAAAGAACGCTCTTTACAGCTATCAACAGTTTGGAGTTGTGTAAAAGTAATATCTGAAACAATAGCTTCTCTACCTATCTCGTTATATGAAAAAGATGCAGATAACAAAAGATATATCTTATCTGACAATCCACTTCACTCTTTAGTAGGAGAGCAACCTTCAACTCTCTACAATTCTTTCAGCTTTTTTGAAAGAGCCTTAGTAGACCTTTGCCTCGATGGAAATTTCTTTGCTTACATTGAAAGAAACAATGGCGGTCTACCTACTCAAATAATCCCTATCCAATGTGATGATGTAAGTGTCTATGTATCGCCTGATGGTAGAGAAGTTTATTATGAAATAGAGCAAAACGAAACTATACCTTACCCTTTTACTGGTAAAGCAACTCAAGAGAATATGATCCACATAAAGGGATTGTCTTGTGATGGAATAATGGGTAAGTCACCAATACAAAGTGCAGCAGAATCTTTAGGTATATCTTTATCTATCGAACAATTTGCAGGTTCGTTTTTTAAGAATGGAGCATCTGTAGGTGGTATTCTAAAACATCCAGGAACTCTAAAGCCTGAGACTGCTAAGAGATTACGAGCTAGTTGGAATCAAACTTATAGTGGTTCTATCAACGCAGGTAAAACTGCAATTTTAGAAGAAGGAATGGAATTTATCAGTAGACAGATTCCAAACAATCAGGCACAATTCTTAGAAAGTAGACAATATCAAATTAGTGATATTTGTCGTGTTTTTAGAGTACCTAACCATCTCGTTAACGATTTATCTAACGCTACCTACTCTAATATCGAGGCACAGCAAATTGACTTTGTGGTACACACTATCACACCTTGGATCAAGCGTATTGAGATGGCACTTAATCAAAAGTTAATTCCTTTCAATAAGAAAGGCTCACAATATTTTAAATTCAATTTAACTGCTCTATTAAGAGGTGACTCTAAGTCAAGAGCAGACTATTATAGAACACTTGTAAACATTGGTGTTATTTCACCTGATGAGGTTAGAGCTTTTGAAGATATGAACTCTATGGGTGGACCAAGTGAGAATGTTTATATGCAAAGTAATATGATGCCTTTAGATAGTTTAGGCGAAGGAACAACAAGAAAAGATATAGAATAAAATGGCACTAAGTTCAGACGAAAAAAGAACAAGAAAACGAATTGCAGCTAAAGGTTATTTAGGTGCTACAGTAACAACAAATGATAGTTCAAATTTAGATTCAGAAAGAGCTGAATTATATATTGGAACTGGTGGTAATGTTAAAGTTGATTTATCAGGTGGTTCAACAGTTATACTAAAAAATGTACCTTCAGGAACTTTCTTAAAAGGTATATATGTAGATAAAGTTTACAGAACAAGTACAACGGCAAGAGATATAGTAGCGATTTACTAAGTGGCATTAAAAGATATAAATACTACTCCTACTAGTGGAATGAGAGAAGAGGCTCGTAAGGGCTTAGAATGGAGAAAAGAATATGGTCGAGGTGGAACTCAAACAGGTGTTTCTCGTGCAAGAGATATAATCAATGGTGATTTAAGTATCTCAAGCATTAAAAGAATGTTTAGTTTTTTTAGCCGACACGAAAATAACAAGGCTAAACACTATTCTGCTAAAGAAAATGATGGTGGACCTACAGCTTGGAGAATAGCTTGGGCATTATGGGGAGGAAACGCAGGATTTAGTTGGTCTAAGAAAAAGGTTAAAGAGATAGCTAGAGAAGAGGAAAACAGAATGAAAGTAGGTACAATGATAAATGATGGTATAGAATTACCATTATATGACTCTATAAAAGAAGCAGAACTACAAGCTCAAGAACTTGGTGGAAGTGGTTATCACGAACACACAATGGATGGAGAAACATATTATATGCCTTTTGAAAATCACGAACAAGCAAAAGAAGTGATGAGTAAGGTAAATGATAATATGTATAAAGAAGAAGAAGAAGAAGAAGATGAAGATAGAGCTTTGACAGGTGCAGTAAAAAAAGGTTTACAGAAAAAAGCAGAGGATCATAATGAAAAAGTTGGTAAGAAAAATCTTTCTTGGAACGCTAAAGTAACATCTGCTAAGTTAGGTAAAGTATTTAATAGAGGTATAGGTGCTTATAAAACTAATCCTGGTTCAGTAAGACCTAGTGTAAAGTCACCTGAACAATGGGCTTATGCAAGAGTAAACTCTTTCTTATATGTTATGGAAAAAGGAAAGTTTCGTTCAGGTAAACACGATACTGATTTGCTACCAAGCAATCATCCTGTAAAGAAAAGTATGAAAGAGGGAAAAAAATATATTATGGAAAACAAAGAAATAAGACTATACAGAGCAGAATATCAAGTCACTAATGACGAAGATAAAGATGAGAAAAGAGTTAGTGGTTATGCTGCTTTGTTTGACACAGATAGTAGAGATTTAGGTTTTAGAGAAACTATATCTCCTGATGCTTTTGATGGTCGATTAGACGATAATGTAATCTTAACTTTTAATCACGATCCTAACTTAATGTTAGATAGAAATATTGGTGGTACTTTAAAACTATCAGTTGATAAAAGAGGATTACGATACGATGCAACTTTACCTAACACAACAACTGGTAATGATGTAGCAGAATTAATGAAAAGAGGTTTACTTTATGAATCTTCATTTGCTTTTACAGTAGAAGAGGATGATTGGAGTAAAGACGGAGATACAACTCGTAGACAAATCAATAAGATTGGTCGATTGGTCGATGTCAGTATAGTCGGTGTTGGTGCTTATGCTAATACTGATGTTGCACTTCGTTCTAAAGAAGCTTTCGAGACGGAAGCAACTGTAGAAGAAACCCCTCAAGTGGAAGAAGTGGAGCAAAAGGTTGAGGAATCATTTGATGATTCAAAGTTAAATTTATTAAGTAACGAATTAAAATTAAAAAAACGAATATGAAAAATTCGATTGAAATTCGTCAAGAGAGAGCAGAGCTTATCGGAAAAGCTGATACTTTGTTAAACTTGGCTAAAGGTGAGTCTCGTGACTTTACTACTGACGAGCAAACTTCATACGATGGTATGATGACTAACATTGACAAACTAGCTAAAGACATTGAGGTAGTTGAACGTCAAGAAAAATTAAACGCTGAGTTAGCTTCAACTCCAGTTTCTTTTGAAACTAACAAAAACATTGTTCCTAAAGAAGCAAGAGACTACTCTGTATTTAAAGCAGTTGAAGGTTACTTGAATGGAAAGATGGATGGTATTGAAAGAGAAGCTCACGAACAAGCAGTAAGTGAAGCTCGTTCTTCAGGTAGTGCTATATTAGGTATTGGTATTCCTGCTTCTATGTTAGAAAATCGAGCTCTTGTAAGTGAAGGTAGTTCTTCTATTGCTCCAACTACTTTAGGTGCTTTCCAAGATGGACTTCGTGAAAACGCTGTTTATGAGCAAGTAGGTGCAACTGTATTAAATGGTTTATCTGCTAACACAGAAATTCCAGTTGTAGGTGCTAACAACGCTGCATACGCTTCTGCTGAAAATGCAGATGGTGGTGACGTAGGTGCTCAGTTCTCTTCTTTGACTCTTTCTCCAAAAAGAATCTCAGGATATGTAGATTTATCTAAGCAACTTATCGTTCAAACTGGTTCAGGAGCTGAACAAGCTATTATTCGTGATTTAGGTCGTTCAGTTGCAGATGCAGTAAACTCTGCTATGTTTGCTGAAAGTAACGTAACAGGAGCAGATGATGCTTTATTTAATGTTGCAGGTGTAAATAACGTAGCTACTACTTCTTTCGCTGCAGGTTCTGTTTTAGGTGATTTACTTGCTATGGAGCAAAAAGTTGCTGAATCAAAAGGACTAGCAGGAAACTTAGCTTATGTTACTAACCCTTCGTTAATGCCTGATATGAAAAAAGCAAGTTTAGTTACTAGCGTAAGTGCTGCGATGCAAGGTATGGACTTCAATGGTTACAAAACTATATTTAGTAATGGATGTGCTAAAGATGCAACTAACTCTGATGTTGTTTCTATATTCGGCGATTTCTCTAAATTGATGGTAGGACACTTTGGTGGTTTGGACATTACAGTGGACAATTTCACACAAGCTCACAAAGCTGCTGTAAGATTAGTGATTAACAAGTACATTTCATTTGGCTTGACTCACCCTGCTGCGTTCTCAAGATGTTTAGTAGAGTTTGAACACTAGGATTGTAATTAATTAAAAAGGTGAAAGGGTTAATTCCCTTTCCCTTTTCTTTATCAAACCAAATATGTCGTACATAGATAATATATATAACTTCAACAACTACGAGTATCTAAACCCAAGTCAAAATAGATATGGGAATTTAGAGTTAGCGGAGGCTGTGACAACTCAAGTTGTTTCAACTGCTGAGTTAAAATCACAACTTAGAATTGACACTTCTGATGAGGACACTTTGTTGGCTACATATATAAGTGCTGCGACTCAAATGGCTGAACACTATTGTAACAGACATTTTATTACAGCTAAGTACAAACTTTGGTTTAATGAATTACCTAGCACATTTAGTTTATACTATCCTGATTGTAAATTTAATTTTTCAGCAGGAAATGATAATGCTAAAGATGGTTTACACTATTTAGCTGCTGTAGGTTCAACTTACACTTTGTTTGCCAATACAAATTGGTACTCAAATCAAAATACTAACCCTTGTCAGGTAAAGATGATTAACACACCTTCTGATGCGATAGGCACAGAAGATTTAAATGGAACAACTGATGGAATATATTATTTTCAATTCCAAACTGGTATTGGCGATACAGAAAATAAAATTCCTGATGCTATTAAACAAGCGATTAAATTAATTGCAAGTGATATGTATTATTTCAGAGAGGATCGCAAGAGAGCATTTCCAATGGCTTCTGAGATATTACTACAACCTTATAAATGCTATTTATAGTATATGGCTTTTATTGCAAAAATAAAGGCAGGTGATTTTAACCAACGAATCCAGTTAAAGTCAGTATCTTCAACTCAAGATGGTTTTGGAGGGATTTC